TCTGGTTTTGCAACGCTTTTTGATCCGGCAACCGCAGAAGACAATAACACCTTCATTCCAGATGCCAGTAATGACGATACCATTGATTTGGGTTCGGCAGCGCAGGGTTGGCTTGTAGGCGGGGTTATTCGCCTGGTAGCGACCAGTGCAGCGGTGTGGCATTGTGAGGCGTTCTTGCATGGCGACGGCACACTCGCGACTCCATTTGAGTAAGGGAGTAACGTATGGGAACTCGACTCACTGGTTCTGACGTAAAGGCGGTCAATTTGACTGCTGATACGGTAGCTTTAGATGCCGACGGTATATCGGTAGCAACATCCGTTGGAAATAACGCAGCCCTCGTAATAGGTGGTGCGTTAGCTTCCGGCGGCGCTGTTGCACTCTCGCATGGAAGAATCGTTACGATCCTTTCGGCCGGTAATGATGCTGCTAAATCCTTTACTGTAACGGGTACGGATGTTAACGGTGACGCTCAAACTGAGTCGATCACTGGTGCTAATGCAGGAACCGCTACTGGTGCTAAGTATTTCTTAACCATCTCCGGTATCTCAGCGGTGGGCAATCCGGCCGGCAACGTCTCTGCTGGCGTCAATGCCTCAGCGGCAGATGCTATCTTCCAAGGAAGAGCGAGATTTGCGGGTATTAATCTTGTGTGTACCGGCACCGCTGGCGTGTTGGATTTTCTGACGACCAGCCCGACCGGCACCAGTATTTATAAGGTTGGCACAGTGGCGTCAGCGACATCCACCAGAGATTTGTCGATACCTGATGAGGGCATGTTGTTTTCAGCCGGAATCTACGTTCAATACACGGTTTCGACTTTTAACACGTTGACGGTTTTCCGGTCATAGATGGCGAAAGACCCGCGATTGGCGAGAGTCGGCGTATCTGGATTTAATAAGCCGAAAAGAACGCCTGGCCATCCCACTAAAAGCCACGTTGTCGTGGCCAAGGATGGCGACCGCATAAAAACCATCCGCTTTGGCCAGCAAGGCGTAACGACGGCGGGCGCTCCCAAAAAAGGAGAAAGTGTACGTCAAACTGCTCGGCGTAAAAGTTTTAGGGCGCGACACGGCAAGAACATTGCCAAGGGTAAGATGTCAGGCGCTTATTGGGCTAATCGGGAAAAATGGAGTTGATTTATGGCAGTGTCAGGATCAAAGGATTTCGAGCTTGACGTAGCCGACTACGTTGAAGAGGCTTTTGAGCGCTGCGGTTTAGAGCTCAGGACCGGCTACGATTTAAAATCGGCAACCAGAAGTCTTAATTTGATGCTGGCTGAGTGGGCCAATCGAGGTCTAAACCAGTGGACGGTCACTGAAAAAACAGTGGCTATGGTGAAAGACACCGGCACTTACAACATCGACAGCAGCAATGCGACAGCGCCGATCGACGTGTTAGACGTGTTTGTCCGCGAAACACTCGGCGGCACAGACACTGATATGCCGCTGAATCGAATGAGCCGCGCTGAGTTTACGCATTTGGCGACCAAGTCAACCACTGGCAAGCCCAACCAAGTGTTCATTAATAAGCAGCTGACGCCCACGATTACGGTCTGGCCGGTGCCCGACAAGTCAAGCACATACACCGTGTATATGAATGTTCTGACCAGGATGGATGACGCAGATGTGGGCGCAAACACAATGGACATTCCTTTTCGATTTTATCCGTGTCTCGCCGCTGGTTTGGCGTATTACATGAGTTTAAAGAAGGCACCCGAAAGGACTGGTCTGCTGAAGCAGATGTACGACGAAGAGTTTGATCGGGCAAAGTCGCAAGACGAGGACCGCACAAGCTTTAGAATTTCCCCGAATCTTGGCGGATACAATTCGGCGTAGCTATGGGATACGCGAGCGGCAAAGAGGCTTACGGGATCTGTGATATCACTGGATTCCGCTACAATCTACGGGAAATGAAAATGACGTGGGACGGCCTTTTGGTCGGCCCAGACCAATGGTCACCTAAGCACCCGCAGATCGATCGAAAATCTTTCCCAGCAGATCCTCAGTCTTTGAAAAATGCGCGACCAGACGCGAGCGACGACAATTCTAAATTTCTGGTTTATACGAATACAGGTGCTGGTATACTCGGCTCGGTGCTGGACACTTTTGAGGTTGCATGTAGCGTTGGCGAGGTAACAATAGAAATCACATGAGCTTTACACTAGCGACATTGAAGACAGCTGTTCAGGACTATATGGAGTCGAGCGAGACGACATTCACGACGCAGCTCAACACCATTATCAAAGAGGCGGAAAACCGCATATTTGATAATGTGCAGCTGCCCGTGCAGAGAAAGAATGTGCAGGGCGCAACAACTGCGTCAAACCGCTTCTTGGCGACGCCCGCTGACTTCTACGCGCCGTTTTCAGCTGCAATTATCACGGCCAACAGGTATTACTACCTCGATTTCAAGCATCCGAGCTTTATCAAAGAATATAGTCCCACAACAACGGTCGAGGGCCGACCGAAATATTACAGCTTGCTTGATGACACCGCTTTCGAGCTCAGCCCCATACCAGATGCTGCTTACACGGTTGAGATTCACTATCTCTACAAACCGGCGAGCTTAACTTCCGGCGCGGATTCCGGCACAACAGTTCTCTCTACTGATTACCCTGATGCCCTGCTTTATGGAACTTTAGTTGAAGCGGCCATTTTCTTGAAAGAAGCTCCAGACGTCATTGGTACTTTTGAGGCTCGCTTCAAAGAAGCGCTCGCTAGAATGAAGAATACGTCTGAGGGTCGGAAGCAGCGCGACGAATATAGGTATGATTCTCTTCGTCAAGGCGTTTCTTAATGGAACGGCTTGACGAGCTCGAGGGCGCACACGTCGCCCTTATTGGCTTAGGCGCTTCCCAAATAGATTACGTTATTGCCCGAGAAAATTCCGTCAATTGGACCGAGACGTGGGGATGTGGCAGTTCTGCCGCTGTTTTTGATTTAGACCGGCTCTTTATGATGGACCCCGCCAGCCGATTCTTCGACACGAACGACGCTGGCAAGCAAACGGACGTCATGCGTGAAATCCTTCCGGTTTTGGAAATCCCTATTTATTCTTGCGAATTAGACGATCGGGTGCCTTGGATTGTTGAGTATCCTCTGCAAGAGGTGGTCGAAGCCACGAAATGTGCTTACATGAACACGACGGTGGCTTATGCCGTGGCTTTTGCCTATTGGAACAATGTTGCGCACATCGACCTATTTGGGATTGATTTCAGCTACAAGGGCAATCTGCATTTTGCAGAAGCCGGCAGGGCTTGTGTTGAGTTTTGGCTATCCAAGTGCATTGAAAAAGGCATCAAGGTTGGCGTCAGCCCTCGATCGACATTGTTAGATTCTAACGTGCCTCTGAATGAGCGTTTGTACGGTTATCATCGTTTGGATGACCCGAAAGTAGCGTTGCCAAAAGATGACGTTTGGTTTGTGTGTGACCAGTCGGAAATGGAAGATAGGATTGCCAGCGGCGAGACAACGATTCAGAAAGAACCAGCGCCGCCAGAGCCGTTCAAGGGATGACTGACAGCTTCATCCAGTTAGGCCAGGTCACGGTTTCGACAACCAATAATAAAGGCCATGACCCAGAATTTTGGGCGGAGCAGGTGACCAACAAGATTTGCGGGATTTCTGAGCACGCGCCTGAGCATGTCAGGCAACAAGCTTTAGCTTTCAGAAAAGCGGTGTATGATATAGTCCTTAGAGGTATACGCAGCGGAATTGCGTCGGATAGAACAACGGTTGTTGGCTTATTGAGGCGGCAAGGCCATGACGATATGGCCAATATTATTAAAGAGTTATAACAGGAGACATTTATGGCGATCACGAGCGCAATTTGTAATAGCTTCAAGCAACAGCTGCTTATTGAGGGTCACAATTTAACTAACGGGGCGGACAGCATTAAGTTGGCGCTGTATACCAGCTCAGCCACTTTGGGTGCCGGCACCACTGTATATGTCACGACTGGCGAATCATCTGGCACAAACTACAGCGCGGCTGGACAAGCACTCACAAATGTTACACCCGCCCTCTCTGGATCTGTTGCGGTTTGCGATTTCGCAGATGAGGTTTTTGCAACAGCGACTGTCACAGCCCGAGGCTGTTTGATATATAATTCCACAAACGGAAATAAAGCCATTGCTGCGATTGATTTCGGCGCAGACAAGGTTTCGACTGCGGGC